TGAAATAGGGTATAATATATATTATGAATGAAGAATTTCTATGGGTTGAAAAGTATCGCCCTAAAAAAATTGAGGATATAATAATCTCAAAAGATTTAAAGAAGACCTTTAATGAGATTGTAAAAGCGGGTGAGATACCCAATATGATTTTAAACGGTACTGCTGGTCTAGGTAAAACCACAGTAGCGCGAGCGTTATGTCATGAATTAGATTTAGACCATATAGTTATAAATGGATCTGAAGATGGTAACATAGATACATTGCGCGGTAAGATTAAACAATTTGCCTCAACAGTTTCCCTAAGTGGTGGATTAAAAGTCGTTATTCTTGATGAAGCCGACTACCTGAATCCTCAATCCACCCAACCCGCTCTTCGTGGCTTTATCGAAGAGTTCTCAAACAATTGCCGGTTCGTCCTTACCTGCAATTTTAAAAATCGTATCATTGCACCACTCCATTCCCGGTGCTCTGTATACGAATTCAATACGGGTAATAAAGCAGAACTGGCGGGCGCATTTATGGCTAGACTTCAGGCTATCCTGTCCGCCGAATCTATTAAGTATGAAGATTCAGTATTAGCTGAACTCATCATGCGACACATACCAGACTGGCGCCGTGTTCTTAACGAGTGCCAGCGGTATGGTATGTCAGGCACTATAGACGCTGGCATTTTAGTATCCTTAAATGAACTGAGTATGGTTGATTTAATGGGATGCTTAAAGAATAAAAACTTTAGAGGTATGCGTAAATGGGTTACGGATAATATGGATATAGAACCAGCACGTATATATCGTATGATATATGATAACATGTATGCATTCGTAGACCCACAAACCATTCCTCAATTGGTTCTTATTATAGCAGAGTATAGTTATAAAGATTCGTTTATGGCTGACCACGAGTTAAATGTAGTAGCATGTCTCACTGAGATTATGGCTAACATTAAATTCATTATGAATCCTGGTGAAGAGATACCTAAGACATTTAAACATGCAGAGGCGGTATATGAGTAATCCATTTATCTATATTAATGCTATATCAAGTTCAAAGAAAGATATTTTAGAAGATGAAAAGTCTTATGGGGCTTTCATAGTTAACAAGGGGTTCTCATACTTCCCCGATACAGTATTGTATGCAAATGAAATGAATAAACACCATCACCTTGACAATAGATTGCAATATGACTTTCTTATAAATATTATCAGGAAGCGCAAACGTTTCTCAAAGTGGAATAAGAAAAGTACCTCTGTATACATTGATTATATTAAACAATATTATGGATACTCAAACTCAAAGGCCCGAGATGTATTACCACTTTTAAGTAAAAGTCAATTGAATACAATAAAGGATAGAGTTAATTATGGTGGAGTACAACGATGAGCTGGTGGATTGGGAGCCTGGACTAATGTTAGAAGTCACCCTAGCCGAGCCAGACGATTTTCTAAAAATCAAAGAGACGTTAACACGCATGGGCGTCGCGTCTAAAAAGGATTCAAAATTATTTCAGTCGTGTCATATACTACATAAGCAAGGCCGGTATTTCATAACACATTTTAAAGAACTTTTTTTATTAGATGGTAAACCTTCTAATCTAACAAAGAATGATTTAGGACGTAGGAATACCATTGTAACATTATTAGACGATTGGGGACTATTAGAGATAGTAAGTCCTGTAGGGGAGACTGCTCCCTTAAACCAAATTAAGATAATATCACATAAAGATAAAGAGAATTGGGAGTTATGTCCCAAATATAATATAGGCATCAAGTAAATACTAAATACGGGTTGCCATTTGTAATGAATTGAGGTATAATATATATTATGGCTAAAATTAGATATTCAGAATACTTTTATAGTATTCAAGGTGAAGGAAAGTGGGTTGGAACCCCTAGCGTTTTTCTACGCACATTCGGATGTAACTTAGAGTGTCATGGCTTTGGACAGCCTAGAGGTAAACTTATGCCTGTTGAAGACATGCCCTTTATGCAAGTCAATGTAGACGACTATGATTCAGTAGAAGAGTTACCAGTAGCACACATAGGATGTGATTCCTCTGCTTCCTGGTCAGCTAAGTATAAGAAGTTAAGTCCATTCATCACTACAGATAAATTAGCAATCGAATTAATTGATATACTACCACAAGGCGTAACATTCTTTGATGCGCATTTAATATTTACTGGTGGTGAACCTTTATTGGGTTGGCAGAAAGCCTATACAGAGTTACTTGAAGATATGCCAGACTTAACTCACATCACTTTTGAAACTAATGGCTCTAAGATGCCAATGCCTATTATGATAGATTACTTTAATGAGAAACGTCCTGACATAGAAGTTACTTGGATGTGCTCACCTAAACTATCATTAACTGGCGAAGACCAGACCATCACAATCAATCCTCAATGTCTATTGGGTATGAATAAAGTAAAAAATTCTAATATCAATTTGAAGTTTGTTATTCGCGACGAAGTTGATATTGTAGAAGTAGAGAACGCTTGCGAAGAGTATTACAATCACGGTGTTAATTATGAAGCCGTTTTTCTAATGCCTGAGGGAGCTACAATCGAAGGTCAAGAGTTGACTGAAAAATGCGTAGCAGAACTATGCATGAAGCACGGATACAAATTTAGTCCTAGACTACATATAAACCTATTTGGTAATAGTTGGGGAACATGATATATAATACAGGAGAAATGAATGCACGACAAAGCTAAGCAAAATGAACAGTTAGGTAAAGAAGTAAATGAGTACTTAGTAAAGATGGGAGTACAAACTCCATTAACTCATTACGTTGGAGGAGACATAGAAAGTAAGATAGAGTTGATAACAGATTATCAACAAGATATGTTAGAAACTTTAGGTATGGATTTATCTGATGACTCATTACAGGATACACCAAAGCGAGTAGCTAAGATGTATGTTAATGAAATCTTTTCAGGCTTACGTAATGATACGTTTCCTAAATGTACAACAGTAGAAGCTAAGATGACACACGGCGATGAATTTGTATTAGAAAAGAACATTACATTATATTCAGATTGCGAACATCATCTTCGACCTATGTTTGGTAAATGTCACATCGCTTATATTCCAAAAGATAAAGTATTAGGCTTATCTAAAATGAATAGGATAACTCAATACTTTGCTAGACGTCCACAAATTCAAGAAAGATTAACTCAACAGATTGCTCATGCTATGGCTTATATTACTGGCACGCAGGATGTTATTGTTATTATCGATGCAGCACATACTTGTGTATGTCAACGCGGAGTTATGGATACTGGATCCACTACAGCTACTATGACAGCACTTGGTATATTCGGTGAACCTAATTCTCACTTACGTAGGGAGGTCTTAGCCGCAGCTAATAGTTAATGAAGTATGCAGTGTATGTCCTATCCTTAAAACGGGCACTAGGACTTAAAGTAAATCATGTATTAAAAATTGGCATCACTACTAATTTAGATAGACGTATAAATTATAGAGGTGCTGATGAACCTTATCCTATATTTAAGACATGGGATAAGAAAATAGATGTGCTCCATTGTACTGAATATAAGTATGATGAAGACACAGCTCTTATGATAGAGAAGGCCTTAATGGATACTATAGCTCTTTCTAATAACTCATATTACAATGGTAAACTATGCTTCCATGATTTCTATGAAGAAGCTATGTTATCTGGCATTACTGAATTAAGAAAGTATACTCCAAAAGACGCATACAAAGCTGTTACAGATTTAAAAGAATTGGAAATGAAAATATGAAAACATATCACGAAGCACCCTTAAGTATATTTAAAGATATCCAACGGGTTACTGATGGTGACTACGCCTTAGTTCATCTATTCGAAGAGAACAAAGAATACTTTAATACATTTAAACAAGCAGTTGCAGATGGCAGAGAGGTTATCTTAGATAACTCTTTATTTGAATTGGGCGAATCCTTTGACCCTAGAGAATATGTGAAATGGATTAACAAACTTAATCCCACTCATTACATTATTCCTGATACCTTAATGAGTGGTGAAGACACCTTAAAGAAGCTGAGGACTTGGATGGTATGGTCTAAACCTAATCTTAAAGTTAATTCTAAAACAATAGCAGTAGCTCAAGGTAAAGACTATGATGATTTAGTTAACTGTTATAGAGAATTAGATATTCATGAGCACGTTGATACTATAGCGTTTAGTTTTGCTAACAACTGGTTTTTAGATATGTATCCTAACGTCAGGTCTAAGAATCATGCTTTCATGAATGGTCGTAGAAAGGTCTTAGAAGATATGTATGAAGATGGTATCATTAATACAGAGAGAGACCATCATCTTCTTGGCTGTTCTCTTCCACAAGAATTTAAAAAATATCGTGAAGATAAATTCCATTGGATTAAATCTGTTGATACATCTAATCCTGTTACGCACGGTATGAAGAATATACTTTATTCAAAGGATGGATTAAATCATAAAATTTCTGAGTTAATGTGTGAGCAAATAAATGTTGAAGTACCCCTTGCCATTCAGACAAAAATACTGTATAATATACATATGTTCAAATCCTTTATAAACAAACCATGATACATTTAGCTTCCTCTAACTCTAAATCAAGTTATTCAATTCTCAGGAAAGAAGACATTCAACCGAATGCTATTGACCTTAGAATTGATAAGGTGTTTAGAATAATGGGTAACAAGATATTTAAACTCGATGAAGATACTAAAGAGCATCGAGATACAATGCCATA